AGCAGCAGAGGCTTGGTCTTTAATTAAAATTCTATCACCAGCTACAAGTGTATATCCGTCAATTACATCAGCACCTTCAAAGTCAGAAGCAAGTGTAAGAGGAGCTGTAGTAGCAGCTTTAACTGAATTCTTCCATGTACGACCATCAAGTACGCTATCCACATAAGCTTTAGTAGCTGCATCTTGAGCTACTGTAGGGTCAGCAACGTTGGTAAGTTTAAATCCACCCATTGATTGAGCGGCTGTGAAAGCAACTGAACCGTCTTTTTTGATAACGACAGAGTCTAAAGCTCTAGTTCCGATGTCAGTATTTAAAGAAGATGTAGAATAACCAAGAGCTAACTTAGATTCAGCAATTGCAGCGCCAGAAGCAACGTCAGCGTTAACGATACTTGCAGCAAGATTTAACTTACTATAAGCGATAGCTGCTGAAGCGTTAATATCACCGTTAACGATACTATTAGAAAGAGCTAGTTTGCTGTAAGCAATAGCAGCAGCGGCGTCAATATTTGAGTTAGTTAGAGCACCAAGGTTAACGTCAGCATTCGGCATCGTAATTGTACGAACCGTAGAAGCTGAAATTCCTGAAGCTTGAAAAGCGATTTTCTTAGAAGGAGTTGCGTTATCATAGATTTCAAAAGCAGCATCTGAAAATGAAGTTCCACCGGCAGAAAGTAAAGCTGCGTCAATCCCAGCTAAAGCACCTTTTACGGTGGCGGCTGTTGGAGTAAAGTTAGAATAAGTACCGTCATCACCAATTAAGTCAGAGCCTGAGCTTGCTGAAGATGAGCCTAGTTCAGTTTCTGTAAAGTAACGACCATCATGGGTATGTGCGTTCGTGCCGGTAGAGAAATCCGAGCCGTTTTGAAGTGCTATTAAGTTTGTAAGGATTGTTTTGGTAAGCTCTACAGGAGTTGTAGTTCCAACTTTCAAAGAACCAACCAACAATGCGTTCTGCTGTAAGTCTACGTTTCTTTGTACTGCGTTTACCAAACGACTTAAAATGTTGATGTCAGCCACAATGCCTTCCTATGCTACCGTTATATTTGTTGTATATTATAAAGATTATGATTTCTTGTTACTTTTAGATTTTTTCTTTACTTTGTAAGCTATCTGCACTTCAATACCGTAAGTATTTAAAATTGCGTTAGCTTCTTTTCCTGCCGTTTCTAGTATTTTCGATAACTTATCCGATAATACCTTAGAAATTTTCTCTTCCTGTTCTGGAGTAACAGTACTTAAATCTACACTTCTTTCTCTATTAATCATTTTTTATCCTAGTTGCCCTACTAGCGTGATTTCCAATACCAAATCCTTTTGGAGTGGGTTATTTTCATTTCTTGCTACAGTTGCGATTCTGACTACGAAATCACCAGCTACAAATCCGCTAATACCTACCTCTGGCTTTATATTAGTTAAAAAACCATCTTTGCCAAGATAGATAGCATCACCAAAAATAGCTGAAATTGTTACGTTTTCTATCCTTCCGTGAGTAATTACAGGACCTATATTGGTAGGTAAGATAGAAGATGAGGTAACACCTATAAGAGCCAATACTTCGCTTTCTATAGATACATCAATAAAATCTATATACCCTGTAGGAGTTTTCCTAACTGGAGTAGCTTTAAGAATAGTAACGCCAGCGCCATTCTGGAACTTGCTTTCTAATCCACTTGCCTTTAATGCACTATATGGTCTATAACTCATATTTACCTTATAAAATATACCAAGAACCAGCAGAAGCTATGATGGTAACAACTTCATATTGAATAGTTACGTCCAAGGGAGCTGCATCGATATCTACCCCGTCAAGAGTCTGAGATGAGATGGATTTTATAAACATACTATTTAAAGCTGAAATCTTTTTTAGATTGTATATCTTACCATCTACCGAACTAGCGTCAGGTAAGGTAAGGATGATACTTCCAGAAGCTGTATCAGCTAGAATTACATCGTCACTTGAATTTAACGTATAATTAGATATTTTTGTAGCTGTTGAACTATTAGCCACCCCAGAACTTGATGAAATTACAATATCATTTGCATTTTCTGTAATAGTTACATTTGAACCGGCGGTAAGTCTTCTGAATTGAAATTGAGAACCTGCAAGTTGTTTAAATACATTTGCGTCAGAAACAGTACCTAGGTTTGCACCTGTATAAGTTCCGCCTCCACCACCACCGGCTGCGCCTTCGCCTTCAATTTTAAAGACAAGGATATCGTCTAATTCCAATATAATCAATGTCGTTATTTGATAGCTATCACTAGCCGGAGCACCAACTTCAGTATAATCAGAACCAACAAATAATCTTACACCATTTAAATAAACAGCTAAAGTACCTGAGCCTACAACATAAGTCTGCTGAACATCACTATTTCTTGAATTCAGAGGAACTGAAAAAGTAGTACTGGCAGGAATTGGACCAGTAAGTTCATTATCATTAGCTGGAGCGCCAGCTACAATATCAATTTTCTCTTCGTAACCTTCTAAGCTAATAGAATCTACGAAATCACCTAGAGCTTCATCTAAACGCTTGATAGATTTTGTAAGATTTTCATCATCTATAATATAATTATTAGTAGCGCCAGCACCTTGAGTGTTAGTAACAATGGATAACCCACCAACATCAACGTTAGAGGCATCTGTACAATCACCTGCTGTAGCTAAAGTTACTGTTACAGTACCGTCTAAATTATCTACTGCATTAAAATCACCAATAGAGTTTATAACAACTGTAGCCGCAGCAGCTACTACCGTATTAGGTTGACCTGTAGTTACTGCAATAGCGTGAGCAAATTTACCGGGAACTAGTGGATTACCTCCAGCTCCGTCTTTATCAATCCAAAAATAATGTTCGTTAGCATCTCCAGAAGAGTTAGCTAGGAAGTATTCGCCAGAAGTCGTAGAGTTTGCTGCTGGAAAAGTAATGGTGAATTGCTCAAATACAGCAGGAACTACAGCGCCAGTGTAGTCTGGAGTTGAAACATGTTCTGCTGGAGAACCGATATATTCTAATACGTCCTGAGCTGTATTGTCTGAAATTTCTCTACGCTCACCTTGCTCTAATTCTCCGAATCCAGAACCACGAACATATACACGAGCTAATGAGCCGCCGTTATCCTGACGCAACAAAAGCCAATAAGTATCTTCATCAAATGGAACGTTCTGTCTAGATACAACCTTAACATGTCTGTCTGTTGAAGGAGCTGCATCAGTTAGGTATTTACCCCAAGCATATTGAGCCGCTGAGCCGCCTACGCCTGTAGATGTCTCAAGAAATGGTGTAGAAAGAGTTACTTGAGAAGCTGAATCTACCGATAAGATTTTATAGTATTTAGTATCTAGTTGAGAAGCTTGCTTTACAAAATCCCCGGCAACTACATCATTTGTCCAAGATACGGCTCCGACTGAACTTACAGTACTAGAACCATTAGTGAATATTAAAAGAGGAGTAATTGATTGACCACGAACTAATTTAATGTATGCAGCTTGGTCATCAGAAAGAACAATGTGCGATGTAGCTGGGTTGGCAAGAACGGTATACGTAAGCCTAGAGCCTACGAAATTGAAATTAATATCATCTGACCAGTTTACTTTACCGGCAATAGTCTCACTATGAGAAATATCACCAATACCAGTCATCATCATGTTTGCAATATCTTGCTTGGTTTTAACTAACGAACCAGCAACGTTTTCCGAGTACCAATAAGTAGTACCTTTAATTTCTTTAATCGCAGACATTACTGCGTCTTTCCACTCTTTCTCGGTACGGATTTGTTTATCTCCACCAATAAAAGGAGAAGATGCACTGGAAGTTGTTTTAAAGTTATTTTCTTCTCGCCCATCATCCCAAGGATAAACATAAGATGGGTCTGGAGTAGATGAACCAGCAGTACCTAATCTGAAGAACATAGGTCTACGGTCTTCAACTGATAATACGTTATTAGCCGCATCAGTTTCAACAATAGCTAAAGGAAGTACGTTTGACGTAAATACAGAAGACGATATTACAAATTTATAGCTTAATGTTTGAGCTAGAGGTACGGTTTTTGTGAATTCAACATCAATGGTCGGATTCCAGAAATATACTTGAGCGGTTGTAGAATCGTCTACAGCCCTTGTAAATTCAATACCAACGTAGTTTAAAGCTCCGGGTGTGAATGAACCTTCTACTTTTTCGTTAGTTGTTGAGCTAAGTGTTTGATTTGGTTCAGATGCGTCAGTAACAAAGAAAGTACCGGACTCAGAAGATTGAGTGTGTAGAATGGCTGAATCAGCCGCAAGTACTTGTAAACTGGTAGAAGAAGAGCCGATAGCTCCTGTTATGTTAATTTCAAAGCCACGAATAAAGAAAGACTTGTCAGCGCCTGTAAGTAAACCCTTAGCTACGTCATCGAAATCATTACGAATTGCAGACTCAATAGAGCGAAGATGTGGTGTATCGACCCTCTGCTGATTTAAGAAATTTTGTGAGCGCTTAATAGCCATATTTTATACCCTGATATTTTATTATACCATAAATGTGTGGATTTTTAGGAAGGGGTGAATGAGAGCGTATACTATAAAGATTAATATTTTTGTTGTAAATACTTATGATTATGGTATTATATATGGAATAGGAGATTTTATGAACAATTCAAAGAAGTTACAAGACGATGCAGCTAAACATAGAGGGTTTGTTTCAAGCGCAGAACAGGCTTGGCTTGAGGAGTCTGATTACGAACGCCTTCAAAGTATTATAAACACTACATCTAAGCAAATTGCTGAAAATATGATTAAGGCTTTTAATACTTTCGACATAGGTAGAAGCTGCCCACACAAAGAAACCGTTAAAAAATACGTACTTACAAGCCATTACTACGTCTGTAAAGCTTGTGGGGAGGAAGTATGAAAGTAAGCGCTTTACGTAAGTTACTGGATTTACTAGGTAATGAAGATGCTGAGGTTTATATTGATAACCTAGAGGTTGAGTATTTTGACGCTTGGCAAAGCTCGGTAAGTGAAGTTAGTTTTGGTCAAAGAAAATACGTTCATCCTAAATATTTAAAAGTAGCCGGTAGACCTTGCCAAGAAACAAAAGGAAGTAGAGAGGCTTTGGTACTATATGTCAAATCAAAAGAAAATTATGAAGAAGAACTTCTTAGACAGTTTGAAGAAATGCTTGGAGAAGGCGGAGTCGATTTCTCCGACGACGAGGAAGAAGATTTTGGCTTCTACTATCCTCCTTCTAATACCGGGGTCCATCCCTATCGCTCTTTTGATATTGACGATGAGGAACCGCCGCCAGTCCCAAAAGAAACTAAAAGAATCAATAGATTCTGTAGACACCCAAATAAAATAAAGAAGTGGTTAATAACTAGTTTTTATTACTATTGCCCTGACTGTAAGAATGAGGTTGAATGAAAAATAATACCTATTATATATACAGATGGGTTAGATTGGATAAAAACACTCCTTTTTATATAGGAAAGGGAACTGGTAAAAGAGCTTTTAGAGTTAAAGGAAAGAGAAATCAATATTTTACAAATATAGTAAATAAAATCAATTGTAAGTGTCAGATACTTATTGATAATTTAACAGAAGAAGAAGCTTTTCAAAAAGAAAAGCAATTAATTAAATTATATAAAACTTACGGTTATTGTGAGGCTAACCTAACTCTTGGTGGTGAGGGAGCTAGTGGATTAAAACACTCCCCAGAGACAATATCTAAAAGAGTTGCAAGTATGAGGAGGGTTGGTAGAAAACCTACTTCCCAAGAAGCTCGTTTAAATCATTCTAAATGGCAAATAGGTAGAAAGTTATCCGATACACATAGAGCTAATATGAGTAAGGCTGGTATAGGTAGAAAAGTTTCCTTAGAAACTAGATTAAAGAGGTCGAAAAAAGTTTGCATAAAAAATATTTTTACGCATGAGATTGTTTTATTTAATTCAGTGAGTGAGTTTAAAGAAAAAACCGGCATTAGTAGAGATATATACCAAAGACTCGTATCTAATAAAATCAAAACACCAAAAAATAAAGAGCTTAAGGAGTTTTTAAATCAATGGGTAATAATATAAAGTTATTAGAAAATGACGAATGGGTTTTATTGGAACAATGTTCTATTAACGATAGAACTATTTTATGCTATTATAATTCAGATATTAGACAATCTGGAATTATAATATTTAATCTTACAGAGCAGCCCAATACCCTAAGTAAAAAATCAGTATATTCAACGTGGGGTTACGTTACTTACTGTGTATTTAAACTAAACACTCTAAGTGAGGCGGCTGAAGTATATGGGCTGTATCTACAGGATATGGAAAAAGATAATTTCTGGTGGGAAAAATTAGGCTAAGTCGATTGCACTGTAAGGAATAATCCCTCTAAAACTAAAGTTCACTTTAACTGTACCTTTAGCTCCAACGTTTGTGCTTTCACTAGTAACTACTATTTGTGGGCAAAAGAATAAATCTTTATCTGTCTTTCTATCTTTAAGTCTTAATGAGATGTAAGGTTGGTAAAGTATCTGAGTAATTCTAGGTGTAATATCATTACCTTGTAAACCACCACTTGCGTTAACATAGACTCCAGATAAAGAGCCTTGAACCGTTACACGACCGGGTGATATTTCTTGCGGAAACGCTGAATCAATCCCAAAGATAGATTCCTGACCATAATCAATAGTGTAATTTATAGACTGACATTCTTTCCAAAGCTTACCGTTAATGTAAACTTTTACTTGAGCGCCTGATAATATCAAAGTCTGAGCCATCGTTTACTCCGGGTCTGAACCAAAAATGTAATATTTTTCACTGTTGATAGTTCCGGCTTTTCCTAATCCGATATCGCCCGGATAGAGAACTGTAATTACAAGCCTAATACCTGTAGCTGCAACTAATTTAATCAAATCCTCAGCGTAGATTCTTCCTGATACAACATCGGTTAAATAAAAAGCATAATCTAAGCCATTTGACTTAACATCATAAACATAATTTTGAGCAATTAGACTGATATTAGTTCCAGAAGCATGTGTATTTTTAAATTTATATGAAGGGTTTATCATTAATGTATTAGATGAAGGTCTAGCGATATAAGGAACTGGACCCTCTTCTTTTTCAGTACCAAAAGCAAACACTAGGTTGCCGGATGCATCTGGAATATTAGAAGAATCATCAACTTCAATTACAAGATTTGAATTAGAATCCACTGTCTGAGTAGTTCCACATTCCTCTCCACCGATTATGAATGGCTTAGAGTTCTCGAACATATAAGGACCTAATTGAGTTCCAGAAGGACCATTATCGTGTATATGAGCCGAACCTCTAAGGTCTCTTCTAACAACTTTAGTAGTGGCTGGAATAAAAACTTCTAAAAGTCTAGCTTCTGTCTGGTATGCTGCTGCGTATGTTGTTTTTGATGATAAAGTAGCTCTAGCTGGATTAAAAAATAAAATAGCTTCGGTATTACCTTGAACTACAACTTCTGCAATTCCGTTTGGATTTAAGAATTCTACATAAGCATCACCTACTACTCCGCCCTGTACTTTAGATACAGTAAAAGTACCACGGTTAACCAAACTAAAAGCCGTACCGTAAATGTTTACATAATCATCTTTTCTAGCTTTACCGATGGATGGGTTAGGTCCACCCGTCCAAGTAGCTCTTATAACCCCACCTGATTGCTGAGTTAAGGTCCATTGAGTTGTAGCTAATCCCGTAGTGGGTCTAATACTATCGAATTTGAGTTTATTCTGAGCCTTACCACCAACTACTTTTACTGTAGAGGCTGGACCAACTGTATTAGAAATTAACGTTACATAACCGCCAATACCACCGTCTTTTGCAAACGCAGCTCCTGTCTTACCTAATCTTCTTAGCTCTTTAGTAATAGCATCTGCAACTTCTTGAGCTGTGGCTGTGCTGATATTTGAGAATTGAGAAGATGAGAAAACAACTTCTACGATTTCTGCATCATCAAATTGAATTTGTAAAGTGTCGCCATCTTCCAGCGCATAAGTCTCAAATTCTGAAGAGTGAGAGGTAGCTCTGGTGAATTCTTCACCATACATAATTTCAAGAATAGATAAAACTAAATCCCTGATTTGCTTTCTAGTGGAAATTTCAATCCCTATTTGTCTGAAAATGTCATCAGAAAGACCTACGTTTTCCGGTCTAGTTAATCCACGACCAGCTAGTAGGGTATCTAGATAACGACCAGTAGCTGATACAATATAGATATTATCATTAACAGCTTCGACGTTTTGGATGAGGTGAGTAGCACCCTGAGAAAGAGCTTCAAGTACGGCGTCAGTATTTGGTCCACGTATAGCGGGATTCAAATACTGCCTTAATCTTTGTTTTTCTTTTTCTTGTCTAGTTGCCATATTATTCCGTCTTAGCTACAATAATGTCGTTTACGATATCGATAATTAAGGCTTTCTCCGTAGCTGCTACAGCGATAATGTCATTTGCCGCATCGTAAGCTGGAGAGCTAATAGCTACTGCACTTACACCCGGAATTGAGTTTACTGTAGAAACAATATCACTGATAGCGATTGGCTCTCCAATTCCTGTAGAGTTGATTAAAGCAGCTACGTTATTCCTAACTTGTTCAACAACTCTTGTAAATGGAATACCAGTTCTGATTCTTACGTTAATAGAAACTTTAATTCTCTTAAACAGAGGCGGTTTAATAAAGATTTCAGCACCAGCAGCGGCTACGCCCGGATAAGTAATATTATCCCTTGGGTCTCCGTAAACAACTTTATTAGCTTGAGCGATTAATCCTGTATCATATCTGTATGAATCTAATCCTCTGCGATTTATCTCAGAAAAGCCAAGCTTACCCAGACCGGAAATAGTTGAAACAGCGACATCATTTACTTTAGAAGATTGATTATTACTATCAAAAATCATTAAGTATCTATTACTATTAGCCGGGTCTACAATCAAGTTATGTATTTTCTTGTAGCCTACATAAGCCTTTTCTTCTTCAACGTATATCTGAGTAAAATTAGAAGTCAAAGCTACGCTATTTTGGATAGCTAATAATTCATCTATTACAACTCTACTTTCATCTAAAACTTCAACGATAGTATACGTTCCTTTATTAGCTGAAGTAAGTACGTTTCCTGATATTACCAGACTATCACCAGCGTTTGTATTTTCGTATGGGCTAATAACCATAGAAGGATTGTGCGCTTTAAATACATTTCCTCCTACTCCTGTTACAGATATACCAGCTTCAGAGGTAGCGACTGAATTAGCACATTCTACAAAGGCTAAAGAGCCTTGCTGTGTAATAACTATTTCACAAGCCTCTACGTCGATATTTTGAGCATCTACACATGGTCCATAATTATCAAATTCTACAGTTACAGTATCTCCTAGAACAGTAGCTGTTACTCCAGATAAAGCATTTAAAGCTGACTGAATAATGAGAGCCATAGCTGAAGAGGTTTCAGAACCTGTAAAATCGAATTGAACACTAGTTCTAGCTATAGGAGTAGGGTCTACTGATGTATTATTTAAATCAAACCATCCGTAATAAGCAGTACCAAGATTTGGTAGGTCAAAATGAATTCTCTCCCCACCTTGGATATCCGCCGCTGCCGGTGCGACAATTGTGAAGGATTCTTTCATTGCTTTATTTGATTTAGTAACCATGAAAGAGCCTTGATTCAATGAATTGAAGGCTGTACCAATAGTTAATATATCACCAAGCTTAGCATTTTGTAATGTAGGTTGAGTACCAGTTCCATTCCAAGTAATTCTCATATTGCCAGGAACTGTTACATCGAATTGGGTAGTAGCGTCAAATCCTAGAGACCTTAAATTTTCTGATACTACAACTCTTTCTTCAACAGCAACTTCATTATCTATATAGAAACTATTAGCAAACTGCTTAATAATTCTAAATTTACCTTGATTTAAACTAGTGAAAGGACTTCCGATTTGGACGGTATCTCCTTCTTGCAGATTAGTAATTACGCTAATATTAGCCGATAGTACTGGAGCGGCGGCGGCATCAACTCCCGCTGAATTGTCCACTACTATAGTTTTCTTATCTTCGGAAGTTCCAACAACATTAAAAGTACCATTGTTAGATACATCAGCCAAGGTAGATACGGTGAATTTATCTCCTACCTGAACTTCTGAGAAATTCCTAGAACCTGAAGTCGATGTATAAGACGTTAACCCTAAAGAACCATCAAAATCAACGGAAATATTTCCATTGCTGGTATTAATCTGTACATTTTTTGTAAAAAGAGGGTTTGAGCCTGTCTGACCATCCCAAGAAATACATACTAATTTACCATGTTTTTCTACATGGAAAGCACGACCGATATCTCTTACGGCGTTTCTAGGTTGACCGAAAAGCCTATCATGATTATCCTTGTTTCCGATTTCCAGTACTGTTTTTCCTGATACAATAGTATTGGGATGTACGGTAACGTTTGACGTAAAGCTGACTCCAGATTCTTTCTTTTGTACGCTTTCGGCAGATACCTTAACTAGCTGACCTGTCTGGAATCCAGAAGAAGCCGAACGTAGAATAGATACTTTCATTAATTCAGTTCCAAGCATAGGTATAGCTTGATTGATTACTTTAGCGATTGCATTATTTGCAGTACCGCCTGTAATCTGAATAGCTCCACCAGAACCTAGAACGTTTGTAGATATTTGTAGTTTTCCATTTCTATAAGAAGTACTGATATCAGAAAGAGTAGTAGCTCCAGAAACAGCTAAGGTAGAGATTAGGTCATCAATTTGCTTTGATGTTGTAGGGATGAATCTTACCTCTTCACCGTTGTTAAAAGAATACGCATTTGCAGTATTGGTACTGAAACTAGCTAATTGCAATGTATTCTTAAATCCAAATTGAGGAACTGGTGAAGCCGCTGCCAATGAGGAGAATTCTAGGTAATTAATACCATCTACTAAAGAAATACTTTCTTGACCTGAGGCAAAGTTATTATCTTCATAAGTTGAAGATAGGATAACTCCAGCTCCAGACAATCCAGCATCATTCAATAGAGTAGCTGTAATAAAGTCAGCAAGGTTAGCTGTAACATAAGTTACAATTTCCTGAGCTGTAGTTGCGCTATTTTGATACAGAAGAACAGTAGTTAGTGTCAAGTTAGCTATGTTGTTTTCAGCAACAGCTACTCCGCTTGGTCTACGTACCGTAAAAGATGTTGAGGTAGCGCTAGATACTTTAAAAGTACCTTGGTTTCCAGCAGAGAACTCTCCGTTAGAATTAATCGTTACGTAGTTTCCTGCTGTTAGAGATGTCATGGTTGGGTTTGAACCAGTTCCATTCCAAGTGTAACTAACTTCATCTACGCCAGCTACAGGAGTATTGGGTGTAATAGTAACGCCCCACTCGGTAGTTCCATCAATTTGATTTGTAACTGGAGCGCCTGATTTAAGAGCGATAGAGATATCTACTTCATTTCCTACAACAATAGTATGGGAGACAGGAAGATTTGCCGCAGTAGGATAAGAATATCCTATATTGAATTTTTCTCCAGAAGCTCCCCATAAAGAAGACCTGAATAAAATAGCGTCTTCATTGGCTCCTGTGTTAGGGTCTATGACATTTTTAGCTTTCATTAAAGCTTTGTAATTGGAAAAATCGTAAGTAGACCCAAAATATGTCTCAAATTCAGAAGTAACGCCTGAATCAACATCGTAAGCTCTAAAATCATTAGAGTTTATAGGCATAGTAGCGTTAGTTATAGCTCTACGGTAAAGAGGGATAGAAAAAGTTTTACTAGTAGGGTCTTCATCTAAGACTAAAGTAAGCCCATCACTTGCACCAAAATTAAATGTACTAGCTACGTAATATCTGTCCGATTGTCTAAGTCTTTTTACGAACTGACTAGGTTTGATATTAACAGTCAACGCTGCAAGAGATTGAATTTGAGCAAACTCACCGTCTGCTTGAGCGTCTTCTACTTGCACTCCAGACGTTAGGTACGGATGTATAAATCCGATAAGCTCGTTAGAGGAGATTGATTGCAAAGCCAAATCTAAGGCTGAAGCAAAATCTGCGATGGATGTGTCTGGTGGGTCTGATTGTTTATTGTTAGTAATTGAACTATGTACAAATAAAGGGAAGTCTCCGTCAGCATTAGCACTTTCATAAAATGCAAAATGCGAATCTATAGATGTTCCTAAATCACCTTCAGTAAAATTTAAGTTTTTTCCTGAGTCATTAAATGTTACAATCAATACTGAGCCGTAAAGGTCTGCGCTCTTACTTGTAATTAGTATGATTTCATCATCTAAAGTAGACGCCGTTACTCCAACCAAACTATCTTGGATTGAGTTTGAGATTGCATTAATGTTGTAAGTACCTGCTGTAAACTTAATTTTTTGAGGAGGTTGGGAAGTTCTTAAAAACACTATCCCTTCTGAAAAAGATACTAGCACTTGAGGTACTGCTGCTGCAAATTCAATAGGAGTTACTTTCAAATCAAAAGTAGAGTTTGTTTTAGCGTTAACCCTTCCTTCTATTCTATTATTAGCATTAAGCTCATTAGACCATACGATAACGTAATCACCAACTTCAACGTTTGTGAAAGCTGTAACTACGTTAGATGTAAATCTGACTACGTTAGTAGCTGGCTTAGATACTGAGATTAGGGTATTAGAAACAGCTCCAGTAGTAATAATTTCAGCAGCTTGGTTATCTATTAAAAACCACAAATACGCATCAGTAGCAAAGCTAACAGTTCCGCCAAGAATTTTATCACTAGATACGCTGGCGTTACTAAACTCTGTTCCAGCCGTTAAATTATCTCCGGCTACTAACGGCGTTGATAGTTTAAATTGAGCGGTATTTCTCGATAAAGTAAAGTCGGATTCAGCTCCAGAAGCAGACAACCCGATAGTTGTAGTAAATACGCCTTTAGTAACAAGAGTAGAGGAAATATCAATTTGCAAAGAAGCTCTAGAGCTTACGCCAAGATTCGATGTTAAAACAATTCTACTTCCGTTAATTGAAGCTGTTACGCCTGTAACTTTAGAATTTATTACATTAATCCAAGATTGTAAGCTATTTGATTTAGATATGGAAGGGTAAGTTCCCTCCGAAATAAAATCAGAATTTGTGAAAGAATAAGTGATTGCGTCTGTTCCATCTACTGAAATGATTAAAGTGTCGCCAGTTGAAATAGCATTTGACCACTCGGATTGAGTAGCTGATTCTAATAGAGCTTTTTTACCGTTTCTACTTAAAGGAATTCTATTTTTATATAATCTTAATGTTTGGACTTCGCTTGAAGTCAAACCCATTGAAGTTCCAGCATTACCACCAGTGGTAGTATCTGTAACTTCAAGATACTCATCATCTTCTGATTTAGCTTCAAGAGTAACTCTTTTTCCGGTATTTGAAGTTCTAGCTACAAAAGTTAAATCAGGATTAGCGTTAATTGAAGCCGCAACTTCGTATGCCGTAGCAAATCCATTGGAGCGGAAATCACCTTCAGAGAATGTATGTTCGCTCAGCACACTCCCTACCAAGATAGCTAATCTATCGTTCGGTTGGATGCTGAATGGAGAATCAATTGAAGATTCTAAATAAGCTTTAGTTACTGATGTTTGTGTTCCGCCGGTAGCTAATTGAAAGCGCTCTTCTCCGCCAATCGCAGAATCTACGATGTATTCTAATCCTACGCCTTTATTTTTTTGCTCATAGCCTTCGCCATTATCAATATAAAGAATTGCAGAGTCAGTATCGGAAAAGATTTCGTTAGATGCTACACGAGCATTTTCATCAGTTGCTTGGATACCTAATGTAGAGTTCTTAATTGCTAAAGCAGTTCCTAAGCCTTTAGAAATCCTAGCTCTTTTAATTTTAGCTCTGATTTCTTCGTCAGTTTCTGCGTTACGACCTGTTGATAAAGGTTGGTCGTTAAATACTGTAGCTCCAGTAAAAGGAAGGGAGCCGAAAGATTTGATTGAGTTACGTGGAACGTTACTATCAGTACCCGGAGATTCAGCAGCAATAGCCACTCCAGTAATTTGATTTTCACCATCTAAAATGATAGCGCTTGAGGTTGTTTTAAAATTTACATCAGGTGCTCCACCAGCGGTTGGAGACTTAACGATAGTTCCAGCGGGGATATTACGTACTCCACCTTGAGCTAGTATTATACTTTCCGATATGTTATGAAATTTAGTTGTAGCTACTGTTAGGTTAATTTCCCAGTATCCACCGACTTGAGTAATTGATGTATAGGCTAATGGACCTTCAGAATTTGGAGTTCCACGACCAATATAAATAGAACCAGTAGGAGAAAATAGAGATGCATCAGAAGCTTTAATTACAGTAGAACCTACGTTAGGAGCTGTAGCTCCTGCATATACTTTAGTTGAAATCTTCTCAAAACTAGAATCTTTAATGACTACTTTACCAGTAGCAACACGAGCTGGTTCTAATTTAATATTTTCAGCGGAAGCGATTTTCTTAAGGGCTTCGCCAGTTGCTCTATCTACGTCATTATCTCTAAGAATTGAGAAAGCGTCACCTTGAGCACGAAAAACGGCTTGAGCCATTGTTTCAAAGAAAGAAGAAACAGCCGAACCTACCGTTAAATCATTTATTCCGATTTTAGCCATGTAAGATGCTGTTATCTCACCGAGAATTTGCTCATACGATTTTGGATTTGGAGTTTGACTCATATTTATATTCCTATATCTTATTATACCACATTAAACATCAAAGCTAATAGGTATCACGCCTGAATTATTAGCTAATATTACTGCCATATCAATCGACATTGTTGGACCGTTAATAGATATCTTAAGTCTTTCAATACCTGAAAACCTAGAATCTGAAATAACTAAGTTGGTTAATTCCTGAGCAATAGCTCCGCTTTCTACATCTGCTAAAGAAATACCGGGATTAATACCTATTCCAAAATCAGGATGTCTCATAAGACTTCCCTTTTTTGTTCTAATTTTGATTTTAAGAGCTTGAACTAAGTTATTAAGTCCGTTAGCAATCCTGAAATCACCTACTCCATTAATAGCAATATCGCCGTCATCTGTAAGTAACCAGTCAATTCTTGAAATCTTAGTTAACCTATCGTTATCAAATGCTGGAGGTAAAACAATTCTATCATCGGCATCTGAAGGAAGACTAGAAGGTATAAAAATCTGGTCTTGACTATTTACAGTTCCCGGTAAGTAACCTATGATTTTAGCATTTAAAGAAGTTTGTAGATTATCTAAATCAGCCAAACCATCAACTGTTACTAGGTAGTTATTATCACTTATCTTTTCAATATTAGTTATTTTTCTAACAAATTGAGGTATTGTATTAGCCGAAAGCATTATCTTCTGACCGATATAAAGCTGCTTTAAGCTGTCATCAACGTTAAACTGTCTTCCTGTAGCGTTAGAAAGTAGATTGTAAGTAAATCCATCCTCATCGATATATGGAGACCTTAGGTTATTTAAAGTAGCTATTTCAATCCAACGGTCTGTGTTTTTTAAGTATCTAGCAGAAATTTCTTCAATTGTTAATCCAAAAGGAACTGGTACTAAAAATTTTGAAGTTGAATTCTCGAAAGGAATTCCAGCTTGGTTAGCCATATTACCGACATACTCTAAAGAATTTTCTTTTTTAGAGTCATCGAATAGTTTAGTTGAAGTTAAGATATCAAATGCTTGGATAGCCTCGAACAAAGCCGCCAATATCTCTGTCTCATCTATCGTCATTGAAGTAGCTCTTTCTTTAGGAGCTGGAAGTCCATAGATATTAGAGTATGTCGCATTACCAGCACCGTAATTATTACTGATACTTAGAGCTAGACTTAGGATGTCTTCTCTATAGCCTCTTAAATCATCTTGAGTAATTAAAGTAGCGTTTTGGATTTCATCGTCAATTACAGATTGTTGCTCTGGAGTTAAAACCAATGAGCTAATATCTACTCCGTCAAATAAATCAAAGTTTTCTTCAGGACTACTAAACACTTCATTAATTGGACTTAAATCTTGCTGTTGAGCCGCATCATTACCTAAAGCTCCTTCAGCAATAGCTGAGCCGCTAAGACCTTCGTTAATTCCAACCGAATAAGCAATTAAATTAATTGAGTTACCAGCTTTAGCTTCTAATGTACTAGCTCTCATTGCTGAAGCCGATACGCCTGTAAGGGTTTGACCAGAACTAGAACCTCTAATCTGAGAAGGTCTTTTGAAAGAATCTCTAGCGATATATAGTGAGTCTGTAATTGAAGACTTATAGTCATTAATAATAGCTTGAGGCATATCCGCCACAGTATGAACAAATCCACCTAAATCTTTGACCGCAAGAGCTGCCTGTCTTAGCGAATTTAAAGGCTTTTGAAAGTCAGAACGAACAGCTTTAATTAAATTTACACTAGCGCCAACAGTTCTTCTTGTTTCTCTAAGAGTATCATTAATTATAGAAAGAATATTAGGTGAGCCAAGGTTTAATGGTATGTTTTTAGCAGGTTCAGCTTGAGCATTTAAATCTATTCTTTTCCATGCCTTAAGTTGCATAGACCAGATATGTTCGTTTGGCTTTTGAGCTGACTTAGTTAAACTGAACTGAACTGGAGTTACAATATAAGACTGCTTGTCTTTAGGAACATCTAAAACAAGTCTCCACCCTTTATTATTAGGATTCTTTTTTGCTTGGGCGTATCTTTCAAGAAATTGCGCTAAATATTGAGCTTGATAATATCCTGTTTGAGTTAAATCAGAAGGTATTTGTGCGATACCATCACTTCCACCGCCAGAAAAACCCTTAGCCACTCTACTAGCTTGTCCAATTACATTACTGAAATTTTCCGCAGTATTATTAAATAAACCACCAAGTATTTGAGGCTGTTTAAAACTCCCACCTGAAACAGGTTTTTGAGACCATATACCTGTCGTGCCCGACATAGCTATCATTTTGAATTTAATACCGTTATGCTCTTCTACAACACCACGCATGGTAGCATTAGTACTTATAGCGAATTGGTCTGTTACGGAGTACTGTTGAGGGGTTATAGGAAAATTGTATATCCAATTACCAGCCACTACTTCTTGAGTAAGTACATAGGCAATACCTTTTTCTGAACTAACCTTACTTTTAAAACCAAGTCCTCCCGAATCTCCCGGCACTATTTCATTTTCCCTATTTACATCAATAACTACTAAACGATATGGATATAAGCTATTCCAGCGACTTTCTTCTATCTTCACCATAGGGAAAAAAGCATCTTTAGCAGACGCTATACTAGCCCAAGGTAATTTATTGTGCGATTTAGATGATTCTTCAAGAGCATCATTAAAAGCACCTATACTTGGAATAAAATCTGGAAATCCGGGGACTAGAGCCATAATAGCCTTGATTTATATAAGTGGTGTGGTATAATAGATATAACGATATGAGGATATGGTAACTAGTTTAAAGATTAGTATTTTTAGCAATCTTTAAGGTAAATACTACAATAGGAGAATAAATAAAAATCAGTTACAGGACGAGCTAAGTATATAATTTTATTAAGGAGCGCCTTTTGGAAAAGAAGTATGTTATTGATACGAACGTGATAGTACAGTACCCTAACAGTATTAATAAGATGGAAGGAATTGTAGTTTTAACATCAACCGTACTTGGAGAACTCGATAATTTCAAGAAACATAATGATGAGAGAGCTAGGAATGTACGTAATTTTACTAGACTTTTGACTAAAATAGATGAAGATAAAGTTGAGTTTTATGACGATGAAACGGACTTTGAACAAAAGCCGTACCCTCAAAATAACGACCACAAAATCATTTCAGCAGCCCTAGACCTAGAGGCTGTTCTGGTCACTAACGACATTCTAATGAAATACAGAGCTGAGTCCTACGGATTGGAGGTAGAATCCTACCAAGACGATATGGTTCAGGCTGAGGAGCAATATACCGGCATTGCTCAAGATAGCCCACTTATGGTATCTAATCCCTTCCCTAACCAATATGTCTTCAACCGTTCAGGTAAAATTGAAAAATTTAACGGAACTGAATTTGTAGGTCTGGGTAAGGATGTAGAAGTATGGGGTCTTAAACATAAGAACCTTGAGCAAAGATGCGCTATCGATGCCTTACTTGACGACAAAATTAAACTAGTAACTCTGAGCGGTAAGGCAGGTACTGGTAAGACTCTTATTACCCTCGCATGTGCTCTTGAGAAGACTATTACCGACAACAAATATAAAAGAATTCTAGTTGCTCGACCTGTAATCCCTATGGGGAATGATATTGGATATCTTCCGGGCGATATTAAAGAAAAACTTGGTCCTTGGATGCAGCCTATTATGGACAACTTAGACTATCTTTTCAGTAAAGATAAGAACGCCGTAGATGTTTATGAAGAACTTGAGATGAATGGAATTATCAAAATCGAGCCACTAACTTACATTAGAGGTCGTTCTATCCCTAACCAATTCATTATTATTGACGAAGCTCAGAACTTAACTAAGCACGAAGTCAAAACTATCATTAGTAGAGCTGGGGAGGGTACTAAGATTATCCTAACTGGAGACCCTGACCAGATTGATAATACAAAACTTGACTCAGTTAATAATGGATTAAGTTATGTTATTGAAAAATTTAAAGACCAAAAGATTGCGGCTCATATCACACTTTCAAAAGGTGAGCGTTCTGAGTTAGCAGATATAGCAACAGAGATTTTATGAGAACTAATTTGACACTATTTTTATTAGGTATTCTGGTAAGCTGTGGTCAGGTTGTTGCTCCTCAATATTCAGATAACAGCAATGGTGAATTTAAACCATATATACAGGACTTTGTAAATATAGTATCAAATCATAAGTTTAATAAAAAATTAAAAAATACTAACTTTATGTTCGGTGATTTAAATCCATTAAAAGACCCTAATCAATCCGTAACAACAATAGGTACGTGCTATGGTATGTACCGTGATAAGTCTATAATTGTAATTGATACGGATTACTGGAGTAAAGCCAGCCCTACCTCTAAAGCATTTACTATGTATCACGAGATGGGACATTGTATTTGTAATTTACAACATACTCAACCTTCTAATGGTTGGTATAGACCGTTTGAAGAGATTCTATTTAAATTAGGATTAATTGAAAAGAAAAGCTTTTTAGATGACGGATGTCCGGGTAGTCTTATGCATCCTTCAGATATGAGTGAATTCTGTATGCTTAATAATTATATGTATTATATGGATGAGTTGAAAAGGTCATGCAATGAAAATAGATAGGTACGTAGATAAGATTATGGAAAAATTTGAATATGCTAATGGATATAGCGAACTTACCTACGACCAGTTAAAGAAAGTGATTACTAAATATCTAGTAGCGGAGCACGACAAGGAAATTGAAGAGTTGGCATTTCAGATGGAAACAGAAAGACAGAGCGGTTATACTCCAAATATAGAGCATTATCATCGGGAGTACGATTTAATAAAAGATAAAGTTATTCAAAAAGCTCTTGATTTAGCTCAAACAGAAAAGCCCTAAAGCTCTTTATAAATCCTAGCATTTTCATTTTGGCGGTATTTGGCAGGGATATTAACCGATAGGGTTATAGCATTTCCAGATATAGCTACAATCGTAGCTGGAATTTCCGCTTGAGTGTCAGATATTACATATACAGAATCAGATACAGAAAATCCAGTAGCGTCTTTTATATGTATGGTAGGTATGCCGGTAGCCGGGGCTCTAAAAGCCGATACCTTCATTACTGAGCCGTATACTGAAGCTGCATTAACATTTGAATTAACCGCCTCATCCTGAGCCTTTTCACCTAGCTTTAACCCCTCTACTTTACGAAGAGAACCATTCATTAGATTCAATCTAAGATTTAGAATACTCATTCTATCACCGTAAAAACCAGATGAAGAAGTAATATTACCCGTAGATAAATCCTGAACTACAGAGCCTAAATTAGTATTTATTTGAGCAGCTCTGGTTGGGATAAACGAAAGCCTAGCCGTAATTTCATTCTTAATAACTAGTAATTCGCCAGCTCTAAACTTAGTAGCGGATAATAGATTTACATTATAAGAGTTAAATCCAGCACACGTAGTTTGACCGTGAGACGTATCAAAAGTAGCATAAGTAAGCCAGATATCAATCTGAGCTATAGCGTTAGCTACGTCAGCAATTGAAGTGTTGTTTTGAGTTTGTCTACCTGTGTCAGTATCAGTAGTTATAATAACAGGAGTCGTAGCTTGTAAGAAAGCTTTCCAGTTATTAACTTCTGTAATTAAATTGGTAGCAGTTGTTTGGATGATTAAATTGTTAGATATCGAATCTGGTCCCGAAGTCCAAGTACCGCCATTTGCAGTACAAGTAAGTTGAGTCGTATAAGCTGGTAAAGAACACGTTCCAGTAGCATTACAGGATTGACCAGTACTTCTACCTATAGAGGTGTAAGATTCCATAGTAGTGATTAGAGCGCTTATAGCACTTATAATATCTTGCTCTTTCTGAATTACGGTGTTTGTTTCGTCGTATTTCTTACCAACAGCTTTATTCTTAGAATAAGGGATAAAGTTTTTCCATACTCCGCCGGGAAGTGAAGGTGTAGGTACGTTAGTTTGGTTTGGAGAGAAGAAATTACCCAGAACCATTTGAGCTGAATTTACAACATCCTGCTCTAGAATTTCAGTCCTATCTAATCCATCAATTCGCTTAAGCTCATTCTGATAGCCGTTAATAAGTACGGTTTTAGCATCCATTAAGTTCTTATTGGCATCGTCTTGCTTCTGAGCTTTAACCTTGGCTTCTTGGAGCTTAGACTTATTGTCAGCAGAAGCCGCATCCTCTTTAGGGATGTCTACAAGCTTCTTACTAATTGCTATACGGTCATCTTGACTAAGTGCCATAAATACCTGAATTCAATGGGTTATATACTAAAGATTACTATTATAGCAACTTAAATTGACTAGAATACTGAAACCCAAACCCAAGTACTTGAAATCTCACTAAAGTAAAGTCTAGAGCATGATTCCTAACTATACTTACTTTATTTGAGAAATAAAGAGTTAGAAATGTCTCCTGCTCTTCAAACACTTCAGTATGACGACGACCCATATCTACCATAGGAATTAGAATACGTAACGACTTGTGGCTATAATCATCAAACCCTACAGAAAAATTAGCTCTATTAAAAAGTGTTATTTGACCATATTTAAATGAATATTTTATAAATATAATTAGGTCGGCTATTTTTGATAATAGCTTTTCTACTAAATCATTCATTTTCTAGAATCTCCCGTTCTTTATCTAGGTCACGAACAATAGCGTTTTCTTCTGTGAACTTCTGAGGATATCGAGCTTTAAGCTTTTCGATGTTACGCTCCATGACCGTTTCAAAATCTGTATTAAGAGCACGTAGAGCCAGCGCAGCATACCATAAAAGGTCGCCAATCTCTTCTTTGAGATTTACTTGGTCAATAGGCTTGCCGTAGAAAATAGCTTTCTTAAGCATATCTGAGAACTCGGCAGACTCTGTTTGTAAACCAAGAGCTGCGTGTAATAGGTCGATTTCTTTATTACCCGACATTCTACCAGCAATTTCATGGTAATTGTCTGAAACTGTACGAGCTGAGTCGCTCAAATACTTCTTACTATCCATTGAGTTGCTCCTTAATAATTTTCAATACTTGCTTTTCTGTTTCTTCAAGAGAACCATTATTATCAACTAGAAAACATTCGTTACAGAATTTAAATACTGATGTTTCAGAAACGTGAGATTGTGGAGTTACTTGAGATTCAGCAGCTTCTCTTTTAATGTAGATAGGTATAAATTTAATACCCTGCTTACGAGAAAGATAAGCAAACTCATTAGGGAAGCGCATATCAGAAACAACTGTAACGCCAGAATCATTAAACTCAAGATTTTCGCAATGAACGTCCTCACCCACTCTCCTTAGTACTTCAGTCCCAACAATCTGAGCGATTTTACGAGGTGACTCAAGCTTCATTCCAATAATATCTTTATACATGTCGATTCTTTTTGTATAAAGAACCGGGTCAATTAGTTCATCGGGGTTTACTTTAAAGAAAGTCAAAAGAGAACGAATTGAATCTTCTGTTAGAATCTTAGGTCCGTCTGCAAAAGGAACTTCTTTATATCTCTGGTCGTCAAAATCACTTCTAGCAACTCCAAAGGTTTCTGCTGAAGCTACTTTGAGCTTTTCGGCTAGAGCAGCCTCTTTAAGGTCAAAGTATTTTCTAATAATGTTAGTTACCGTAGACTTACCTGAAGTTTTAACTCCTGCTAATCCAATTACAACGTTACTCATTTAATTCTCCTCATCTTCTCTGGGTGCATACCCATGTCGTTTACCGTCTATGTTATAAAAAGCGTATTTACCTAAGACCCTAGCTGGGTCTTTAATGTCATCGATATAATAAGTAGCTTTTGGGGCTACTACATCTACGTACTTTTCAATCCCTAATCCCTTAACTACCGCTTCAGCCCAATCACTTCCGCCAGCGCTCCAGACTATAATTCCATGACCACGATTAGATAGCTTAATTAGGTGCTCTAGATTGTGGCGATTAATTAGGTATTCTTCTTGCCTGTCTCTACACTCAATGAGTACATAATCGTCTTTAGGATAACCTTCAACAAAGTTCCATTGGATGAGTGTATCATCAATGTCTATATAAGCTGTAGGACCGTTAGGTACTTTATACATTTTCTTTTACTTCCTTACTTAATAATACCACGTTTTGAGCTGGTTCCTTTTCTTTTTTATATTACCATCTCT